CGGAGTTAGTCTTTTTATTTCAAAAACCTTATGCACCTATGCCGGGAGCTAAGATGAGAAAGAACGGAACCAAACGAACCCACGCTGAATGGGCAGAGAAAAATAATTTTACATGGTACAGTGAAGATACTTTACCTGACGACTGGAGAAACAATGAACTATAAATTTAATGAAGATAAATTAATACAAGAACTACAAGCCTACATTGATGGTACATATGGTGAGCACTATGCTTCAGATAAGTATCAAGCCACTGATGTTATCATTGACTCAGGACATGGGATGGGTTTTTGTATGGGTAACATTATAAAGTATGCTAAACGGTATGGAAATAAAGACGGACACAACAAAAAAGACTTGCTAAAAATCTTACACTATGGTATAATAATGCTTGATATACACGATGATAGAGATAAGTTTTTTAAAACAGGAGAGAGTAAGTGGTAGAAGACAAAGTAGGTATCAAGGAATATCTTGGTATAAAAATTAATTACAGTAACGAAAGAAATTTAGATAAGTTCAGCCTTGATACACTCAAGGATAGATACTTATGGGAGAATGAAACACATGCACAAGAAGCGTTCGCAAGAGCCTCCGTCTTCGGAGCAACCTACAAAGGAGTCACCAATTTTGAGTTGGCTCAACGCCTTTATCACTACAGTTCCTCTTGTTGGTTCATGTTTAGCACTCCTATTCTTAGTAACGGGGGAACAAGTCGTGGGCTTCCTATCAGTTGTTTCCTTAATTATGTACCTGACAGCAGGGTCGGTCTATCAGATCATTATGATGAAAATATATGGTTGGCGAGTTCAGGTGGAGGTATTGGTGGATATTGGGGAGACATTAGGAGTAACGGTGTATCTACTACTCACGGCAGTAAGTCTACTGGTTCAATTCCTTTCATGCATGTAGTAGATTCTCAGATGTTAGCCTTTAATCAAGGAGTAACAAGACGAGGTTCGTATGCCGCATACATGGACATCAGCCATCCGGAGATAGAAGAGTTCATAAACATTCGAAAAGAATCAGGTGGAGATATTAACAGGAAGTGTTTGAATTTACACAACGGTATTAATATCACAAATGATTTTCTTAAAGCTGTAGAAGATGATGCAGACTGGAGATTAGTTGACCCTAAATCAAACGAAGCGGTTAAGGTTGTTAATGCTAGAGACCTCTGGTGGCAGATAATTAACGCTAGAGCAGAGACAGGTGAACCGTACATGATTAACATTGATACATGTAACGAAGCTTTACCTAAAGAACAGAAAGCTTTAGGATTAAATATTAAACAAAGCAACCTATGCTCAGAGATTACACTAGCAACTAATGAAGAACGTACAGCTGTATGTTGTTTGTCTTCTGTTAATCTAGAATACTTTGATGATTGGTCAGAGAATCCAATGTTCATAGAAGATTTAATAACAATGCTCGACAATGTTTTGCAACATTACATTGACAACGCTGTCGACACAACACACTTAGGAGAATATAGTGCTAACTTTAAAAGGTTTCAAAAACATATCAAGCCGGGCAAAGAAGGGTTTACTAAATCTGCCTACTCTGCTTATCGAGAAAGGTCGCTGGGCTTGGGTGCAATGGGATTCCATTCGTATCTCCAGTCACGCAGCCTACCTTTTGAGGGTATATACGCTACGGGATTTAATCACAAAGCGTTCAAATACATTAAGAGCCAAGCTTCTAAAGCATCTGAACAACTTGCAGAAGAACGTGGTGAAGCTCCTGACATCCATGGCAGTGGGCGTAGGAATGCTCATCTCCTCGCTGTTGCTCCTAATGCCTCTTCTAGTATTATTTGTGGTGGGACATCTCCTTCTATTGAGCCATACAGGGCTAACGTATATACACACAAAACTTTATCCGGCTCCTACCAAGTAAAGAACAGACATTTAGAAAGCTTGTTAGCCACAAAGAAACTAAACAAAAATGAACTTACAGAAGTATGGAAAGATATAGCAGGACATGAAGGTTCTGTTCAACATCTTACTATACTAACTGACAAAGAAAAAGAAATATTTAAAACTGCTACTGAGTTAGATCAAGTTTGGGTTGTAGAACATGCATCTCAACGACAAGAATTTATATGTCAAGCTCAATCAGTTAACCTATTCTTTACTATACCTACAGCTACAGAAGCACAAGAAGTGCACGATGAATACATGCAGTATGTCAATGATGTACATTGGTATGCTATGCACAAGTTAAAATCTTTGTACTATTTTAGAACAAATGCTGCTCGTAACGCAGAGAATGTAAACACTAAAGTTCAACGCATCAAGTTAGATGAAGTTGAATGCATAGCGTGTGAGGGATAGTATGAACTGTTGGCATTGTAATACACAATTAATCTGGGGTGGAGATCACGACATAGAAGAAGAAGATGATGAGTACATAATGGAAACTAATTTAAGTTGTCCTAAATGTGAATCATTTGTAGTGGTATACTTACCCAAAAAATTTAACAAACTAAACGAGAAATAACATGAGCTTACTAGACACACGAGATTACTATAAACCTTTCGACAATCCTTGGATGTTCGATTACTACGTACTACAAAATCAAATGCATTGGATGCCTGAATCTGTAGCACTACACACAGATGTAAAAGATTGGCAAGAGCTATCAAAGCAAGAGAAGTATTTACTAACACAAATCTTTAGATTGTTTACTCAATCAGATGTTGATGTAGGTGCAGGATATGTAGATAGATACATGCGTATCTTTAGAAAGCCGGAAGCTAGAATGATGATGGGTTCTTTTGCAAACATGGAATCAATACATCAACATGCTTACAGCTTACTACTTGATACAGTAGGTATGCCTGAGATAGAGTACAAAGCCTTTGCTGAGTATGAAGAGATGTCAGCCAAGCATGAGTATGTACACAACATTAAGACCACCAAGGCAGACAAAAAAAGCATTGCAAAAACTTTAGCAGTTTACTCAGCCTTTACAGAAGGACTACAACTCTTTAGCAGCTTTGCAATCTTGTTAAACTTCCCACGCTTTGGACGTATGAAAGGTATGGGACAGATTGTTACTTACTCTATTCGTGATGAGTCAATGCATGTCGAAGCTATGACTAAATTGTTTAGAGAGTTTATTCAAGAGAACCTTGATATATGGACAGACGATTTCAAAGCAGAAATCTACGAGATATGTAGACAGATGGTTGACCTTGAAGACAAGTTCTTAGACCTAGTGTTTGACATGGGAGACCTTGAAGGACTTACAAAGAAAGATATGTATGCTTACAATAGATACATAGCTGATAGAAGATTACTACAGCTTGGACTGAAAACAAACTATGACCAACGTGAGAATCCTCTCGGGTGGTTAGATGAAGTGATGGGTGTTGAACATCAGAACTTCTTTGAAGGTCGTGCTACTTCTTATATGAAAGCAGGACTGCGTGGTAGACAGGACAAGATTAACTTTACACCTCTGGAGAAGAAAGATGGTTAACAAAAGCGAAGCAAACCTTATAAGCTTTAAGGTATTGCTCACTAGAAAAAATGAAATCGTAACAGAATTTAGTATGTTACCTATAGATATGGTTGATGAAATCTTTCCTAAAGATGAAAGAGACTTAATCAAATCTATTCTGAAAAACGGAGAGGTTAAACTTAAAGACCTACATGCTTTCTTTCAAAGAGAAATGAACTCTTTAAAATAACAGAAGATGAATTAATCTGCTAATGGATTACCGGAGCTTTTCTTTAGCCCCTCAACAGTGTTGTTTAAGACTTTGATGTCTGCTTCAACATTAGCGATGGACTTGTAAAGCTCTGTGTTGTCCGGTATTTTCTTAACTCTAAGTTTAAGATTAACAATTTCCACATCAATCCCTACAAACCTTTTTTCAATTTCAATTACTGAAGCTCTTACAGCTCCACTGCTTTGTATTTTCTTTTCAACAACAACTAACCTGTTATAAAGTTCAGCCCCTGCCCAACCAAAACCTGTTAGTGTACTTAGTATCCCTACAAACACTGTTAATTGTCCTGTTCTTTCTTTTAACCAATCCATATTTTCTCCTTATTATTTATTGTGCCAATTTATAATGGCTTTTTTTATACTTTCTTCTGCTAGTACACTACAGTGTAACTTTATAGAAGGCAACTCTAATTCTTTAGCTATATCTTTATCTTTTATTTGACTAGCTTCTTCTACAGTTTTACCCTTTAACATATCAACAAACATTGTACTTGCTGCTATTGCCGACCCACACCCATATGTTTTAAATTTTACATCTGTTATAATGTTGTCTTTAATTTTTAATTGTAGTTTCATAACATCACCACATGCTGGAGCACCAGTTAAACCTGTTGCTACATCTGAATCTTCCGGATTGAAACGACCTACCGAATGTTTCTTAGGATTATTTAAAACACTTTCAAACCTATCAATAACTTTTTGTGAGTATGCCATTTTATAAGTTAGGTTGTAATCGTTTCATTTCAGTAAGCATGTTAATACTCTGTCCTGCCATTTGATAAAAGCCTTCGAGGTTGTCAACTAACATGTTGTTAGCGTATATACTACGAGGGTCATACCAAGTTTCTTTCTGTGGTAGTGTCACATTTCTATAACTGTTAAAGTCTGGGACAAAGCCCATGTAGGCTATGATGGTGTCTTCTGCACCGTACTCACCTGTCTCTTCTTGTTTAGTAGTCACATCATCTTGAGCATCTTGCATGTTCTGTGCTATTATCTTATCAGCTATCAGGTCTGAATCCGAAGCTGTAGTTTCTGTTGAGACTGACACATCAATTTGATTTTGTATAGTTTGTGTCGTGGTCGTATCTACAGATAGCGATGTAGAGACCGTCTCAACTTCCACAACTTCGGAAGACATGGAAGTACTGACATCAGAATTAAAACTCATGTCAAGTAATTGATTGGTTTGTACAGAAGCAGATGCAAATTGTTCTGACATACTAGGAGAACTACTCGTACTCATCCCTCCACTGGAGTTAGATGCGTTAGAATTGGAAGCTCCTGTTGTGCCGCCTGTAGCGTGAATAGATGTGCCTGACGTTGTGCCACTAACACTTGCTTGAGCTGTCCGTAGCGTAGACGAGACAACCTTTAACGCCATCTCTCGTGTCAAAGAACTCTTACCTTCTTTACTCTCTGGTATAAATTCACCGGAAGCTACTTGCTCTTCAAACTCTTCATCATTTTCTTCTACAAAGGCTTCTTCAAATACCGGTTCGTTG